TTGTGGACAGCCACTACCTTTGCGCCAGTCGCCTTCCCATTTGCCTTTACCAATTTGGAAGCCACCTGAGTCTCCTAGCAACCAACTAGCTGAACGATCTCTTACACGATATTGATCTTCACGGTACATATCTTTGTTTAAGTCTAGACTAGCGTGTCCTGCAGAGTGCAAACTCCATTTGTATTGCCATAGTCCTTGATTGTCTAACCAATTGAGACTTTCAACACCGTTAGTTAAATGACTTGGGATACGATTTAAGTCAATGTAAGGAGTACCAGAGCCTTTTTTGTTTTCGTCAAATGGCTCTAGTCCTCGTCGCTGTCTACCCACAAACAGTGCATAGAATGTACTAAGTGCAGGCAAGAAAATAGCAAAGTCGTCTTGTCTGTCTGTTAAGTTTGTTGGTAGTTGTGTCATTTACTTACTTTGTGCTGGAAGGATATATTCGTATACCGCTAGTCCATTGTCTACTTCAATCATTGCTGCGCCCATATCACTAAACTTCATAGTAATATCGCCTGTTAAGTTAAGAATATTCATAACTTCACTTACAGGATATTTCCAACTTTGATTTAAATTACCGCCAACGCCTGGCTGGAATACAAAGTTACCTGTGTGACCACTGTCATCACCGAAGAAGAATTTTAGATCACCATCTTCTACTTTAGCAACAAACAAACTTTCTTCGCTATTAGCTTGTGCTTGCATTTTAAAGCGAGCAACACTTGCACTGTGTGGCTGTACTTCTACATCCCAATTAGCACCTTTAAAACGTACACTTGCTAGTTTTTCTTCCATTAGTTCTTTTTGCATAAAGCGGAAGTCGTTTTTAAAGTCGCCTGTTGCGTTTTCAAACTTCATACTAAACGGTTCTTGTTCACCGTTACGTTCACGTGTGTTAACAGTGATGTTTGCATTTTCCTTGTATTCAGGAATGTTAAGTAGAATGTTTAGTTTGCTCAAGTTAGGCATACCAAATGTGCCATCTAATCCTGGAATAGCACTCTTATACTTTGCTTTAACAACAACAAAGTTATTGTCGTCTTTAGCTTCGATTTCTGTTGCAGCACTGTCGCTAACAACTTTAACTGCTTCGATGTTTCCTACACCGTGTGTATGTTTTACAATATCGAGTAGATAATCTCTCATATGTTTTTCCTTTTTATTAACTGTACGTTATAACTGCCTTGTGTGCGAGTATTAAATTTGTAGTTTCTTACAAATCTATTTAGGTGGAGCCATGTTTCAATTTCGTTACGTATCATTCCTTGTCCACAAATAATTTCACAAGATTTATAGTTATCATAATAACACTCTTGCAAGAACCTGTCAACCATTTTCCATGCAACATGTATATGATAACCATGTAAATCTAAACTTCGCTTCATCCAAAATCAAACAAACTTTCAAATGTAGTTTTGTCCTCTGCTTTAGTTAAGTCGATATCCAAAACTCCTAGCAAGTTTTCAATCTTCTTTGTGATAATTGTTTCTTCCATTTCATCTGTATCAAACGGAAGTTCTTTAAACCAGTCTGGGATACGAGTTTCGTCTGTCGGATATCCGATACTAGTAAATCCCATTGGATTACTTTTTAGTTTACAGACAATAGTTTTCATACCATCCATAATTTCCATACTATACTTGTCGCCGTTTAGTCTACGCATTCTGTTATAGTTAATTGCTGCACGAACATGTCCAGGCATGTTTGCTTTGCCTTTGTACATTTCCTGTCCGTCACGAGTCTTTTCCCATTCTAGTCCTGTGTAATATGTTAGTTTGTTAACACGTTTAGGTGTTCCGATTTCCCACGGCTCTTTGTTTCTAAACTCTTGTCTAAATTCAATAATACGATCGATTAGTTCTTCGTTGCTTGTGCCTGTTAGCGTTTTTAACAATAGTTCATTCAAGAAGTCTTGCATAAATGCTGGAGTGTCACTACGTTTCAAGTCTAAGCCCATTGCTTTAATTTTGCCTGGCTTGCCTCCTTGATCTTCTCTGAATCCTTCGTTGTCATAAACAAGAATTGCATAGCGTTTCTTCTTAATAAAGATGCCAGCACGTGCGCAAACTTCACGACCCGCTGCAATAATTTCGCCTTGTTCTGCATTTAATACATTATGTGCACGAGCCATATAATCAGGGAAAGTTACATTTGCTTGTTCACAAACTTCATCATAAATTGCAGTAACAGTATCCTTATCCCATGTGATTTCGCCAGCTTCGATTTGTTCTTTAAATATAGGATAAGCACTAAAGTATACAGAGTCTGTATCACCATATATGATTGCAGGTCCTACATGATTGTATTCGCCTGTAAACAGTTCGTTTACTTTAGCACCCATGTGTCTAGCAATAGTGCGTCCTGTTAGTGTTGTACTTTGACCCATACGTGGATCGTTGAATCTACTGCCAGGATTTAGTAGCGCACCATATAGTGAGTTCAAGTTAATCTTTTTAACAAGTTGTCGCTTATCCCAATACGCAAACTTTTCATCGTCTACGCCTTTTTGCTCTTTAGCATTTTTTTGCAGAACTTTACGTTCACTATACCAACGTTCTAGCAAGCCTGGAATGATACCTTTTTTAGTTTGATCAACAATAGTACCATTACTTGTTAGTACCCACGGCTGCCCACTTTCAAATATAATGTTGTATATTTCTGCACCTGTTGCAGACAGTTCTTCGCCATTTTCAAAGTCAATATACAGCAAGACTTCTTGGTCTTTGTCCATAACAAGTTCATATTCAGGACAAGCAAACTTGCCTTCCCATGCACGTGCAGGCTCCCATTTAAAATCATCTAACATTGGTACAGTTAGTGTGTGACGTATTTGTCCTACAATAGTTTCTGTACTTAAATTAGTACTACGCAAGATACTAGGATACAGACTGTTCAAGTCCATACTACCAATCCATTCGTGATAGCCGGATTTAGGAGTAGCAACATATGCGCCTGCGGCAGCAACTTGTTTAGGATAATGTTCTTGAATACGGTCATGTTCTTTGTCTGGAACAATCATGCCACGCCTGTGTGCTTCGTTTACAATAGCCTGGTCTGTAACAGCAACCGCACCCATTGTTGTTTGTATAAGCACTGTGTTGTCGTGTGCAATAACGTTTGCAAGGTCAATAAACTGTAGCTTGTTGTCTAGTTTGACTAGTAGTTCGACGTCTTGTCTGTTATAGTCAATAAACGTATAAAAGTCATTGTTGTATAACTGATCTAGTGTACCTTGATATGCAATTTTACGTTCGTCAAGTTCGTATTCGCCAATAGCATCCAAACTATAAGAATGCATTTCGTGATATGTATACTTGCGATATAGTTCCATATAGTCTAAGTGCAAACGACCGATTGTATCAAACGTTTCTTGTGTTTTGCCAAACTTTTCATACTCTCTGCGTTTTGGATATTTGTTCCACAAACAAAAACGTTTAGTATGTTCCTTGCCAAGAACTCTTGCTATACGATTAACCATATATGGAATATCAAAGCCTTCGCTGTTCCATCCGCTTAATACATCTGCATCTTCAATAAGATCTAAGAACGTTTGTAGTAGTTCACGTTCATTGTCCATTAACAGTGTATCTTCAAACTTATCGCAAATTTCTTTTGCAGTTTCACGAGTAAGTGTATCAGGTTTGATAACCAAACATATAGTTCTGCCAATCCAATTTAAGTGTACACCGATTGCTGTAACAGGATTAAACGGATCTTCAGGCGGCGCAAAGCCTACGTCTTTATCAAAGTCAACCTCAATATCGAAAAATGCAGTTTGTAGTTTAGGAGGATCAATATTTAAATAATTATCTGCTAAACATCTAAATACAGGATTAATATCACTTTCAAAAAGTCGTTGCCCACTGTATAGTTTCTTTTCTTTTTTGAATGCTTTACCGTTTGTAGTTGTAAAACGTTCTAACTTGTCGCCGAAAATACTTTCGTATTTGCCACGTTGATCTTTGTAGTAAAACGTGTAACGTGCAGGATACTCTCTGTATTCTCTGCGCCCGTTTACACGCTCTGCTACGTATATAATATCTTTATCTCTATCGAAATGTGCGTCTACATACATTAAACGTCTTTACCAACTGCCGCTAATACTTCTTCTAGTTCGTTAAATCCTTCTGCTACTTTAGCAAACTCTTGCTTGTATGCAATACGGATAGCTTTGTTAATTGTTGCAGGTTTCATGTCTAGTTCTTCTGCAATTGCTCGTACAGTATCAGTTAGTCCGCCTTTGAGCGTTTCTACTTCTGCTGTTACTTGAATACCTTCGTTGATAATTTGTTTAAGTTTCGTGATCTCGCTGTCACTGAAAGAACGTGTAGGCATATGCTACTCCTTTTAATTTAGTTATATTGTTATGAATATAAGATAAAAAAAGCGTTTTGTCAACGCTTTTCTAATTCTTCTAGACGCTTTTCTATGCTGTCTATTTTTGCTGTAATTTTCGGATACTTCTTTCTCCAGGCATCCTCTGGCTGTTCTAGCCATGTTAAGCCCCATCGTTCTACCAAGTAATCTACCATACGGTCAAACTTAGCATAACCCCAAAGACCTAATCTTGTAGTGCTCAAGTATGCTAGTACCATTGCACCTGCAATACTACCAGCAATACTTGTGTAAATCCATGTACGATCGCTCGCCATGTTTTGTATCATATCCCACATTATTCAGACTTCCAAATAGTCCATGCGCCATATGCAATTGCGGCATAGCCAACCAAGTTAACCGGTGCCATTACCATTACCAAACCAGCCGCTACTAGCATCACTCCATCCAGTGTGGTTCTTTCTTTTAGTCTGTTTTTTAACCAATTCATTGTACTCTCTCCAATATTTGTTTCGATCATTAGTTGATGTTTTATTAGCTTCGTGCTCTTTTAGTTTCATTACATAATGATCTGTATCCATATTATTCTCCAAACATGCTGATTAGTTCTGGACCAAAACTTCCTGCTGCCCAACCTAGTGCAACAATAGCAATTACTCCCATTACTAACCATTTCATTTTAAAGTCATCTACATCCATACGTAGTGCAACTAGTTCATTTCCTAGTATGCGAACACTAACTTCTAATTTACCTTTATCATCTTTTTCGGTCATTCGTCTTCTCCAAATAGCATTGCTAAACTAATTGGACCCATAACACCATCTGGAGTTAGTCCATTTTCTTCTTGCCATGCTTTTACGTGTGCTTCAGTGCCACGGCCAAAAATTCCGTCTGCACCAATTTCCAATTCTTCTTGTACTGCACGTACTGTTGGACCACGTGAACCTAAACGTACTGTTTCGTATACAATTTTACTTGGCTCCCAATGTCCGCCTAGAACTTCCATAGCGTGTTCGTAATGCTTCTTACGATCTTCTAATCCAATGTAGCCACCGTTGATACGTTTTGTTGCACCTTTAACATCACGAGCATCTGCATACTTGTTGATGTCATTTGTATCCCAGAACCAG